GAATTCATTGATTTTCTTATTCTGCAGATTGATCACGACCTCGCCTGTCCTTCCGTTCCTCTCCAGTTTCATTTCTGGAAAGTAATCTTCCAGCACAAGAAGCCTATATATCATATCTTCTTCCCTATAGCCTGTCGGAATGGAAATGTTTCTCGGATCTACATCAAGGACTACTGCCATTTTATGCAGCATTTCTTTTCTCGGTGTTCTATTGTCAGTTTCATATTGTGCCATTCTTGGACTTGCACTTTCTTCTCCGATTCCAATCGCAATTCCAAGTTCTTTCTGTGTCATTCCTCTAAACTTCCGGATTCTTTTAATATTTTCGCCTGTACTCATATCCTGTTTTTCTCCTTTCGCAGCAAACAGCTTATTGGAAATGCGATTACATACCATACTGCCCTGATTGCAATTCCAATCGCAATAATAAAACCAAATACAGCTCCGATTATCGCACACAAGGCTACCATTCCTATCGTTCCAGATAAATCCCAATGCCACGGAATGATGAAAAACATATATGGGATTCCTACCGGAACACCATATACCAGCATCAGCCGGAAACAATCCATTTCTCCATCTACCAGATACAGATACTTTCCAAGCCATCCGATCAATGCCAGCACAGTTATCATCAATACCCCTTTATACATAAAATTTTTAAATGTCATGCACCCTTCGCCCCTTCCATATATTCTGAGATCACCTTTTGTAAAACATCATCAAATCTTAAAATTACTTCAATCCGTTTTTTATCATACACATACACGGTATCAATCATCGTATCTATAATCTCTTTGGTCAGCTTTCCTCTTTCTATCTGTACCTCCAACTGTTGGACTGCTGTTCTTATCCGGCTTCTGTATCGTTCTTCTTCAATGATCACACTGGCAAGTGCTTTTTGTTCGGATTGTATCTTTTCGATTTTTTCTGTCAGCTGTTTCTTCACTGTTATATATTTTTCTCTGCTAAGTACGCCTTCTGCATAAGCTTCATACTGATGGATACGTTCATTTTTTAATTTTTCCAGTTCCGATTCCAACACTCTTTGTTGTCTTTTCCCTGTAAAACTATTATCCGTATATTTTTCTTCGGATTCTCTTTGCACTGAATCCAATATCCTTAGTATCCTTTTTAAAGAATACCAGATATGCCCCTCTATCACAGAGACCGGATACGCATCTTCCGGACAATGGGAATATCTTCCTGCCTGAACTTTATGGGGACAATATATTTTTGGATGAATACCACCATCTGTATAAGCTAATGACCTGTGGCAATTTCCACACCGCACTTTTCCTTTCAGAAGGAAGTCTTTCGCACCACGATATTCTGGCTTTGTCATAAACATAATAGATGCACTTGCCACTTCATACTCTTCTTCCGTAATGATTGCCGGATTGATATTCTTCCGGATAACGACATCTTGTTCTGCTGTCTTTCTTGTTACTTTACTTCCAACCGCTACGGTATGCCGCCTTCCCATAACTAAAGCACCTGTGTACTCAAATCTTCCAAGAATCGTACGGATCATTCCGGTATCCCAAACAACTTCCTTATCTGGCATTTTATAATTCCCCTGCCGCAGCAATCCGTTCATCTGATTATATTTTCCAGGTGTCGGTATCTTTTGCTCGTTCATGTAATAGCAGATCTGAGAAGTATTACAGCCTTCCATCGCTTTATCAAATATCATACGGACATATTTACCTGCTACCGGATCTATTTTCCAACATCCATGCTCTTCATCTTTTAAATAACCAAATGGAGGTTTCGAGCCTGTCCATTTTCCGTTCTTCCATTTCACTTTCAAGGCACTCTTTAACTTTTTGGATATATCCTTGCTGTAAAGATTGTTGACAAGATTATTGATTGCCATATCTAATCCCATCGTTTTTCCTATGTACTCTTTACTGTCATAATTATTGTTTAATGAAATAAAGCGGATTCCCAGGAGCGGGAACACTTGCTCCAGATAATCTCCAACTCCAATATAATCTCTACCAAATCGTGAAAAGTCTTTTACAATGACGGTATCTATTTTTCCTGCCTTCGCATCTTCTATCATTTTCTTAAATGCCGGACGGTCAAAATTTGTTCCGGAATACCCATCATCCACATATTCTATGTATTCATCACTCATGTCCTCTCTGTCAGTGATAAAACTGACAAGAAGCGATCTCTGGTTATCAATGCTGTTGCTTTCATCTTTATTTTCTTTTCCTAAATCTCCATCTGCTATAGAGAGTCTTAAATACAATCCATTAGCCAATCTGAACACCTTCCATTTCTTCTGCTATCTGCTGGAATTCATCCTTACATTTGAAGCACACATGGATACTCCCATTTGCATATACTTCTATATATTCCACCAGTTCTTGTACAAGTGCCTCATTATATTCTCTTTTATCCAGATATTTTTCCATATGATTTACCATATCCATATATCGGTTTGCTTTCTTTTCCAAGATCCTTTGATTCTGTTCTTGTACCTGAAGCTCTTCCCGGAGATTTTGGAGTTCCCCTATATAGCGTTCCTTCATCATATCAAAATCATCTTTATCTACAATACCTGCTACATAATCTTCATATAGTCTTGTATTGCGTTCTTCCGTCTGTGCGATCTTACGCTCCAATGTCCTTACCTTTGCCGCTGCTTTATAAAAAATATTGTTTTCTTTTGTTGCACTTTTCATTTTCTGCAAAAGCAATTTTCTGTCACACATACTCTTGATCAAAATCTGGATCTGATCCATCACAAGGATCTTGAGTAAGTTTCCTTCTATCAAATTTCTGGAACACTGTTCATTCCCACAATAGTAATCGCTTCCCATTTTTTCATTGGTTGTATAATTATGTGTATATCGTCTGAAATACATAACGTTTCCACACTCGCCACACCGGACCATTCCCGGAAAACTATCCTGATATTTTTCTCTGTCCTTCATACATCTGGACTGGCGTTTCTTCGTTATCTTATGAATCTCTTCTCTGCTTTCCTGTAATTCCTCATAATCATCCCTCGCAACCAGCGGAGTGTGCATATCTTTCTGCACATCCCACTCTTCTGGTACTGTATGATACTGTTTCACTCCTTTGTACAAAGACTGTTTCAATTTCCCTGTGACAATATCTCCTGTATAGGTTGGATTTTCTAATATTTTTCTGACAGTTCCTCCATTCCACTTTGTCTCCTCAAGTGGCACTCTTGCTATCTTTCTATTTTCTTTCTGTCCAGGTGTCGCAACTCCCAACAAGTTCAGCCTGTCAGCAATTTCTCTTTTACTGACTCCCAGCAATGTCCATTGGAATATCATACGCACAACAGGAGCAACCGTTTCATCTACGACCTGTCTTGTTTTATCCTCAGAACGGACATAACCAAATGCAACCTTAGATAACGTGATATTTCCGTTCCGCTTTTGTGCTTCCTTTGCCGCCAGGATTTTTTTAGACATATCCTTTGCATACAAGGCATTTACCATGTTTTTGATGGGAACACTTATATTCTCCCTGTCCTCTTTTCTGGAGCTATCATAATCATCCGTAATCGCAATAAAGCGTACATTTAACTTTGGCAATATAGTCTCCAGATAATATCCTGTTTCCAGATAGTCTCTGCCGAATCTGGATAAATCTTTTACAACGATACATTGCACCTTTCCAGAACGAACATCTTCCATTAATCTCATAAATCCGGGACGTTCAAAATTGGTGCCTGTAAATCCATTATCAATGTATACCTCTTCCAGTCTCAGATCCGGATGCTCTTCTATAAATCTTTCTACAAGCATCTGCTGCACAACTAATGTTTCATCCGTTTCATTTCCTCCGTTTTCAACAGACAGGCGAATATACGCAGCCGTATCCAGTAAGTTTTCTTTTTTGACAACCGTTTGTATATTAGATTCTACGTTTCTGTTTTTTCTGCTCTTTCTTGCCATCCCTATTCCTCCATCCATTCTGCAGGAAAGTATTTTTTCCATTCCTGCTTGGATAAACATACCTGCACTTCTTTAAAATCTCTTATCAATACTTTCTCAATCCATTTATTGATATGCTCTGGCTGTAGTTCTTTCGGAAGATTCTCTTTCTTAAAAGTCTCTAACCATTCATTTTTATTGCTATATGCCTTTTCTATAACGGATACCTCTTTCATAAGTTCACTGAAATCTCCATCATACATACTAAGCTGATTCCGTATTTCTTCTTTTCCCACCAGATATTCTTCTTCATTGATTTTTCCTGTCTGGTAGTTCTGATATAATGGAATACGCTCTTTTTCCACTTGCTCCATCTCTTCAAAGATTGTCCACGCTCTTTGTGAATACTGCTTCAACCATTCATATTTTTCTGATTCTGCTTCTCTGGCTGACAGTTTCTTTTTTATCTGTTCTGCCAGTTCCATTTCTCTTTGTATGGCTTTTCTTACTTCAGCAATCACGGTTTCAAAAGAAATGTAGGTACTTTTATCT